GGGCGGTCAGCGCTGAACTGCTCGAACTCGTCGCCAGTCTTCATAACCTTGACCGAGGCGCCAAAGATGTTCTCGTAGTAGTTCTGGGCGGTCCCCTGAGAACCAGCAACACCGGATCGCAGGCTGGTTGCCTGGACCTCGCCGGAGCTTGTCTTGATGACCTGGGCCACGCTCGAGGCGAGCTTACAGGACTCCATCTCGAGCTTCTGGAGATCGTCCAGGTCGTGCAGGTCGTTGATCACACAAGCCACAAAAGGCAGGCCGCGGAGCTGGCCGGCACGTTGGGCCTCGTAGATGTGGACCACCGAGTCGGAAGAAATGGATCGGATGTCGGTCAGTTGTCCCTGCTGCTGCTCCTGGCCGCAGAAGAAGGAGATGGCCCGACCCGTCTTGGGGTCGAACCGCACACCGTCGAACACATCGGGAAGGCCCTCCTGGCCATTAGGCGTGGAGACTTGCTGCGGCTCAATGAGCTGCAATCGGGGCCGGCCGGTCTCGCCCTTGGTCAGGAGGATAAAACTTTCGCCATCGTAGAACCAACCACGGGCGGCCAGGCTCATGAGGGTGCCGAAGGATTGCCGGGATCCGATGTCAGGGTAGCGGCTCCAGGTGTCCCACCATTTCTTGGCTCGGAGATTCCAGTCGGGATTCGATGATGCCGGCTGAACCGAGAAGTTGCTGCCGACCGTATAGTTCTCAAACAGGTCGCCCAGGCGATTCATCACCGCGTTGTTCTGTTCGAAGAATCGGCTCTTTCGGACGATCTGCTGCCGGGTAGAGGCAGTCACATCGAACCGAACCGAGGTGTAGCTGGTGTCGAGAAAGGACCGGCGGATCGAGTTGGACGCGCCTTCGTAGCGGTCGACAGGCGCCGACCGGAACTTGCTCAGGATGGTGTCGAGGAATCCCATCAGCTCATGCCTCGATAGCTCGCCTCACGGCGGAAGTTAGAAAAGTCACCGCCGAAACTGGTGGCTGCAACCAGAACCACGGCCACCATCTTGGTGTAGATCTGGGCGTCGGTGGGCGTAAGGTTGCCGTCCTGCTCGAGGTAATAGACGGCCAGGTCGTAGTCATCGACCAGGCTTTCCCACATCTCGACCATCTCGGATGGTGTGGGGGCTCCCTTGCCCGGCTCCGCAAACTCGACCGACACATCGGAGGATGATGTCGACCGGACCACCTGGCCGGATTCAATCACTGTAGCCGCGGCGATAGACTTGGCAGCCAGGGCAGCCAGGAGCGTCACACCGCCCAGTGTCGCATAGACACTGCGGAGATAGGCCCTCTTAATTGCTACCGTAAAAGTGAACACCTCGGGCCGGATCTTCTCCTATACCAGGGTGACTTCAACAGGTTAGCTGGGTATTGACTCACTTGACGTGACCAGATCATTCCACAGCATGACCATGGCGAGCTGCATGATCTCGCAGTCGTGAAGATGGTCCGGCCATTTCTGATTTCGCTTCACCCAGACGTGTTTGATTCGACCTGCGCGGTTGGCCTGGGGTCGTAGGACGTGAGAGTCCAGGTGGCGCCAGTACAGGTCGGGCTCGGCGATGTAGGCACCTTCGGCCTGGACGCTGGGCGGATCCTGATGGACGCCCCATTCCCGGTCGATGTCGCCTTTTCTCAGGCGGCTCAACATATCTCGAAGGTGCTCGGTGTCGAACACCAGGAGGGGCTGCACGACGTCGGTCCTCATCGAGGATGATGTCGACAGGCCGAAAGGGTGCACCGCCCCGGTGGCTGCTGTGAACCGGGCGCCGGTCTCGCGGCCTTTAAGCGGCATCCAGCCGATCACCATTGGTTTGCGGAGGCCGCCTTCCGGTGGGTATCGGAGACCGCACGGGAAGTTGATCGGGTTGGATGTCACCGAGGAATAGGAGGCACAGGCGTCGTAGACGGTCTGGGTGTTGAAGCCCGAGTCGATGCCGACATCCATGTCGTGGACCTCGAGGGCCACCTGCACCCGGCGGAGGGCTGCGAAGTCATCGGCATGGCCGGCAGCAATCAGAGTAGAGTTGCCGTCTTTCCACTCTCGGCACACCCACCAGAGGAACGGCGCCACGGCCTGGACGTCGGCGGTCAGATAGCGGCGGCCGCCATCGACGGTCACGGTGGCCGCGGTCTCGGTGCGCTCCTGCTGCACGTCCTGTTGCTCCCAGGGCTCGGACAAATTTCCGTTAATGAAGCCTTGGAGGCCGGCCATCGATGCCTTGGCCTCGAGGAACGAGACTGCCAGATAGCCCCAGGTGCACTTGCGGTCAGGGCTGTAGAGGCTGCTTAAATGGTAGGACCGCACACCGGGCATGGCGTTCGGATTCTCTGGAGCCCATTTACCGTGTCGGAGGGCTGCCACCTTGTGAGAGTCGCTGATTTTGCCTTGGCACAGTTGGCAGACGTAATGGGCCGAGGCTCGAATCTTGGCCAGGTCGTGCTTGCCGTCCTCGGCCTTGGCGTCGTCCCAGGTGACCTGGCGCCATTCGAGCTTGATGTACTCACGGCAGTGGGGGCAGGGCAGGTAGTAACGGCGCTGGTCGCCGCGGAGGAAGCGCTGCCAGATCCGGCCTTCGACCACCGTCGGTGTGCTGGTCATAAAGGCCTTGGAGCTTGAGAAGCTCTTGAGGCGCTGCTCGGCCAGGTCGAGGGCGTCGGCCTCACGGGCGGTGGCCTCGGCAAATTTGTCGACCTCGTCGGCGATGAGCACCCGAACCGGGCGGCTGGCTAGGTTGGCCGGGCTGTTGGATCCTACGAAAGTCAGGGTCGACCTGGTGAAATTCTGCTCGAGGTTGGTGATCTTGTCGGCCTCGGCCGGATAGCACTCGAGCATGGCCGGGCTGTCCTCGAGCATCGGCAGCCATCGGGACTTCGAGAATGACCTGGCCAAGGACTCGGTGGGCATCAGCCACAAGGCCGGGCTCGGCTCGTTGGCGATTAGCCAGGCCAGGCCGGCCATCAGGGTGGTCGTCTTGCTGGTTTGGCTGCCCCAGCACAGGGTGACCTCGTAGACCGTCGGGTCTTTCCAACATTCCATGGGCTCCCGGGTATAGGGCCGAACCGAGGTTGAGAATGGTCCTGGGTGCTCGGTCTGCCGCTGGGTCAGCCGGAGGGATGCCTCGGCCCAGTCGACCACCGTCTGCATCGGTGTCGGCCGGTAGAGGTTGCGTCGGTAGTCCAGCAGGGAGCGCTGGAGGTCGGTCAGGTTTTCCATGGGTCGGTGTTGTGCAATGTCTTGAGCGCCACCTCCTGGACCCACCGGGTCAGCTCGCGCTCGGCGTGCTCGGGGTCATGCGGTGCAATACGGCCGGAGAGTTGTTTCGGCATGGCCTTAATGAGCGAGGCCACGGCGCCGTCGTGCTCCTGCATCACCCGGCGCACCCAGTCGCCGGAGACCAGGCGGCGTTCCTTTTCGGCCTGGGTGATCACCTCGTCCCGGGCGCTTGTGAGGTTCTTGGCTGCCGCGGCATGGATGGCCACCAGCCGGCCGGCGTCGGCTCGACCACCGCGGAGGGCATCGACCGCGAGGTCATAGGCTGCACGCTCGATTTGCCGCTGCCTTTCGTAAGCGCCTTCTGGCGAGTCGGTGGCGGCTGTTGCGGTGTTGAGAGGGCTCTCGGCTTCAATAGGCCTGTAGGGGCCTTCCTGTTCGATTGTGGGGGCGTCTGGTATTGGTGGCGATTGTATGTGTTGAGTCGTCGACTTTGACCGGATGTTTTTCTTGCGCCAGGCATCGGCGACCTCGGGACTATGCATGGGCATCCCTTTGGCAGCCAGTTGTGTGACGTAGCCATGCGAAACACCGGCGTGCTTGGCGTATTCCCGCTGGGTCATGGCTTTAAGGCTCCTAGGATCTCAGGAGGCAGCATCGAGTCGGGCACGTCACCAGCGTACTGCAAAGCCCTGAAAACGCCGTCGCGCCGGCTGTCTTGCGAGTTGGGCACGCAATAGCTGACGATTTGTTCCGGTGTGGTGCCACGTTTCATTAGCCGGATAAACCAAGCCACGTTTATCAGACCGTATTGATCCACAAGAAACTGGATGTGATTGTTTTGCATAGATATTGTGTTTTGTGCTTGATCACA